GTCAGGTATAAGGTAGTCAACCACCGCTTTGGAAACGGTGTCTGACGCCATACTAAGATCGACTGTCGCCACTTTTCCCGTGAGGGAGCCGTAGCGAGCAAGGTCTCGGTTAAGCTCTTGAGAATCTAAGTCGACGCCGAAGCGTCGAAGTCGATTCCTCATAAGCCGTCCGATTCCAAGTTGAATAAAAGAGTCAACTGATGGTTCGGCTGCAATAGACCTTTCGGTCTTTGCGTCTTTGGGAACGAAAACGACCTTATTGCCGTCACTCACGCATCGGGGCCGACCTCTGTTAAAGTCAGCCCACAGCGTTACCTGGTCCAGAAGTGGACCAAATCGAGTGAAGCAGAGGCCTGAACCCGTAACGGGTTCAAGGTACTTATCGTACACGGAGGTACGGGGGTTACGGATGCTAGTTGTCGCACCCGGGCCCCATCTACAACTGTCAAGAAGACGGTCTTCAGGAAAGCGCCCTAATATTACTGCAATTTTACGTCTCGCCATCGAAACGATGCGATCAACGTCAGGATCGGGAAGAACCCGCCCGTCGCAGTAAATGGAACGCCACCTTCGATTTGTCTCTCGACAGAGAGTCTCCGCGCTCTCGAACCTCACGAGCGCTTCGTCTTTCCGCTTAAACGTCGTCGGAAGGAAGTCGGCTTTCGCCAGGAGCTTAGACGCTTGACAAGCCAAGAAATAATCCTTGGCTGTAAGGTAGTCCAGAGGCTCCAAAGGAAGCCCGATAGCAACTTGATCCCACTCATGGTACTTCACCAGTAGTGAGATCGACAGCGCTCTCGGAGTTCCGATCTCTTCCAATAACGTCTGGCACAGACGAAGTGTGGTTTCCAGATCGCTGGCTTTCAAGCCACGATCTCGCGAATGCCGATTCTCGGTATTCACGATTCAACACCATGATGAGAATCACGATGAAGAGGAAAATTAGGACTTGTCCTAAATAGTCTTTCATCAAGACCTCCCATGTTAAAGCACCTCCGAGAGGCAGGACCTGCAACCACAAAAGTACATCAGACCGACTTTCCCGAAGTTGTGAACCTCCGGGGAATCAGACTGACGACCTGTGTGGGCACAAGTAACCTGCAACAAGGAGTCGCAGACCTGTAAAAGGCCGGTGTCATCCACTATCAAATCTGCCCCATGACTGGGGTTAATTCGATACAGAGCAGGGACCCCAACTGATGGCTGTCTTTCAACAGCCACTTTCGGGATCGTCCGAAAACCGACCCATTCGTCGACGCTAGATTGGACAACTGGATCTCGGAAGAGATCTAGAGTAGCGCCCTTTTCTGTATCGTAGGAGTCAGTATTACGGCGATTCATAACTTCGCCGTGATAGCACTCGTTTACGATACGATAGAAGGCGCGAACGCCAATCTGGGAATATGACTTAGTCATGTTAGTCTTTCGAAGTTACAGGAAAGTGTTGAATTACGTCGGCATCTGGTAGTTCTTCAGCCAGTCGTCGACCTGGGCGTTCTGATACGCAAGGACGGCCATCTTAACGGCATCTTTCCGGTTTTGCAGCGTGCTGCGAGCCGAAAAGACCGTTTTGATGAACACCGAGCAATCATAGGCCCAGATCGGCGCCGGCAGAATGCCAGACGCTGTCGAGTTGGAAACCGTCTCGAGAGTCGGCATGCGATACCGAACGTCGAGCGCGAAGCGTCCACGACCCTTGTCCACATCTTTCGACATGGACCCGGAAACGGCCAGTTCGTTAAAACCGACAGGGACAGCCGACGGATTTGAAGCCGCCGATTGATCCTGCCAGGTGCACAGACCGTCCCGGTTAGAGACTGGGACGAACGTGTGGTTCACCGGGGTGCCGAGGGCATCCGCGATGACAATGTTGGCAAAAGCTGACATTGAAATCCTCTAAGAGGAGTTGAGGGAACGAGGACACAGAATTATGTCCAAGTTTGAAGGCGCGTTATCGACGCACCTTACCACCACTGAATACCTGAGTCAAGAGGGCTAGAGCGTTTTTGACATGAGGCGCGGAAAAAGGATTTTTGAATCTAGGCGCAGAGGGAATCGGGAATCCTGAAAGGACAGCCCGGTTCATCCTCACGTATCTAGATCCCATTTCCTTCTTCGATGCCTCATTTCTATACGTCCAGCCATTGCTCGTGTACGTCAGTCGTGTGGTACCGTCCGCGATCTGAGATGCGTTAACAAACTCAGTGGAGCATCCGTCATGGAAGTCCCAACCGTGATCAGCTGAAAGCTGTTCAAAGTAGGCACCGACTGGTAAAAACCAATCGACCACGAAGGACCACGGAACAACCTCCCACGCAACCACCAGAGGGTTGGTGAGACCAAGTGCAGCCGGCTCAGCAAGTGCAGCATCCGGGAAAACCCGAACCATGTACTTGAAGATTGAACGGTCTGCCTTGACGCCCCAAAAGACATTCGTAGACCAGCCCGACTGATCCTTATGCCAAGTGAGACCTACGTCACACCTGGCTTGGGAAGAGATCGTGCCAGAAACTTTGAATACCTTCGGACGTGTGGTTTCACGGTGATGCAGGCCTTCTATAAGACCAAAAACATCATCCAGCAACGGCAACCAGCCGTACTGCAGTTCCAACCATTGATTGGCGATGTCGACCCCTCGCAGCTTTCTAGCTGTTTTGGGATCTCCACCGAATCTCCGTATGGCACCGGTGACATTCCCGCGGCGTAAGTCGCGGGCAGCTCCAGCAATCCGGTTAATTGAATTAACCACCATGTTGGCAGCTTGCTTTCGTTCGGCGAACATATTTGCAATGTTCGTCCCTTCACCCTTTAAGTGGTCGAAGAGACGCCGCTTGGCGACGAACTGAGCAGTTTCGAGGTTTGCAGGTATGACTGCCGTTTCAGGACCAATCCCGGCGTCCCATTGAGGGCCGTTGGTATAGTCCCAATACGTCAGAGCACCACCCGGTGCATACTGCTTGTTAGAACGAGCTTGGAGACCGTTCGCCTGCTTCTTGAACTCTCGAAAGAAGTTCAAGGGAGTCGAGCGTTGAGGCTGGGGTAGCTTGCGCCACCCAGGCCTCTTAACCAAATCCGTCCCACTAGTAGTTTCATACTTGTCCAGGTACGCCAGGGTCTGGTCGCCAAGGTAATTACTTACCCTGACACGATTCCTGTACGTCTGGAGGTTAACCTTCAAATACGCCATTCGGCCCTCCTAAGTTTGGGTTGCAAAGCCCTATCTTAGAAAGGCCAAATAGAGTGGCTGAGATTCCACCGCTTATGCGGATCATCTCAATCGAGTGATAAACTCGAAACCGTGGAAGCCCCTTTAG